TCAACCACCCGGCCGTCATCAGCGATTCCGTCAAGATTTGCGCGCATGAAAGGGTATTTCGAGCTCACAAATGCCTCTGCGGGCTTCGTAACCGTGCGCCCCGTTTTGTCTGCATATGCCTGACGAATAGGTGCTTCCAGAACACGTCCCCAGTAAAGCGCAGGGCGATCATCATCTTCTTCTGCGGTTTCGTCTATTGGCGTCGTTTTCTCTTCCCAAACTTGGTAAGGAGTGCGCCAAGGAGACATGCCAAGAATCGCAGCGACATCGGACCCGCCGATGCCTTTTTGACGTTCTTTTAACCAGGCAATTTGAGAAATCGATTCAGTCATAGTTTTGTCGTCTGCTAGTTAAGACCGAAGGTTGTTGATTTTTTGGTTGGTCTTCTGGGCAAATTCTTCCAAGAAGGCTGGTGGTATCGGCGAGTTGTTGAAGAAGTCGTAGAGGTATTCGACAGCATCAAATAGCGTGCAGACGGCTGTTTGCCCTTCGTTCTCTAGAATTTGCTTCGCTAATTCATCTGAATCGGCTTCAAGATCCAGCTTCGGATCTAAGCAGCTAGGATCGAAGCCGTCTGGGTAATTCCATGTCATAGCTTTAATCTCTTGATGAAAGCAAAGATGTAGTCGATGACCGTTTTTGCGGTGTTCGTAGCAGTGCGATTTCGGGCTTTGCGTTCGTGCTCTTTACGGCGTGTCGCTTTACTTTTTTGTGATGCGTGCCGGTGAGGGTGAGTGGGAACGCTCATGCCGCCTCCTGCTCTTCAGGATGACGCTGAAAATACTGGCGCCAGGATTCGACTTCTTTTTTGAAGTTCGGATGCTTTTCGACTTGTCTTGCTAGCCAAACTTCAAAATCATCGAGCGATGGTTCTTGTACACATGCGCTGTACCACTGGTACATAACGATGGCCTCACGCCCGTGACGGCTGACAGCTGCTTTGGTTGCCAATTCGAGGCTTTGGTTGTCATTGACGAAAGTAAGAGCAACGCTTCCGATTAAACAGTTCAGCGCGGTAGTGATGACTTTGACGTTCATTGGCTGAACTCCTAAAAAAGTACGTAACCATTAAGAACTGCCCACTGCATGAGCAGGCAGAGTGAGATACCGAGAGCGCAGATACCGGCGCCAGTCAGAACGGCGCAGAAGATGATTGCGGTATCGCTGAACCCAGTACGTTCGTTGTGGCCGAGAAGTTTTTTCAACGTCATGGCGTTCTCGGAAAAAAGAAAGGCCCCGGCAGATGAGTGCCGAGGCCTGTTAAGAAAAATTGGGTGATTACGCTGTTAGGCGCTTGGGCTGGTGCGAAGCCCAGGACTTGTAGCAGTCAAGCTCCTTCACGTCGTAGCCGAGCTTTGCTAAATCGCGCTCTGCTTTCCATAAGTACATGTCGTGAATCGCTTCCCAAAGAGCGGGCGCGAGCGGAGACTGCATGCGATAGAGAAGCTCTAGTATGAGCTCAAGGCTATCTTTGTAGAGATACCTCCAGTTGTAGATGAACGTACGCTGACGCTCCAGGTACTTCTCATCGACGAGGAACTTTCTTGGTTCCTTCTGAGGTGCGGCAGACAACTGTCTCGGTGCGGGGGCGTTCAACGGTGGCAACTGCATCGGCGGTAACGACTCAATGAAGGCGATTGCTGCATCAAAGTCGGCCTCAAGAATGTGCGTGTACTTCTCAACCTTGAAGTGATCTTTCAGAGCGCGATAGACAGTCTGATAGTTGACCGACTGCCCGCGCGCTTTTCGGCCGACGGCTTTTTGAATCGCCCAGCGGTGCTCAACCGTGATGTACTCAGGCTTCGGTGCTTCGTATCGTCCCGTGCGGCGAATAGTCGGCAGGACTTCGGACGTGACCCAGCGCTTGAAGCGCTTGGCAGTATCGAGCTTTGATCCGAAGATCAGGGCGTAGAGACCAGACTCATTGACGGCGTTGACCGTCTGGCGCCCGCCATTGGTTTCGATTTCGACCTTGATTTGATCTTCGGGGTCGACGTTGTCGCGAAGAGCTTGACGAGGATTGCTATGTTTCAAAGCCGCGCAGACATCGGCTGCGATAAAAAGAGGAGTCTCTGGCGTACCAAGAGTGCGAACTTTGTTGTTCTCAAAAGAGAAGGCGATGACATCAGACATGGATGCCTCCGTATGAACAGACTTTGATCTGCCCTCATCGACGCCAATCGATGGTGGGCAGGCTTGCAGGTTGGCGTACCACTCATACGGAAGCGGCCTCCCGAAGGAGCCCACAAGCCTGCCCATAATAGGAGGCTTGCAAGGGTGTAAGGATGGCTTACACCCTTCGCATAGACAACAAAAAAGCCGCTTTTGTGAGCTTCAAGGCGGCTATGCACCGTATGAGTAGTTCGGGACGCCAATCCCGTCCTGCTTCATGTGAAGCATTGCGCAGGATGTTACCCGAACCAAGGCGCTTTCGTCAATGTGATCAAGATTGGAGTTTTTTCTTAGATGCCCACTCTCGAATCAACTCGTCAGAGGCCTCATGTTGAATCAAGTCCAGCGTATCCGATGTAAGGGGCAGACCAGTGCCATCAAGAATCTCTTTCATTCGCTGATAAAGAGTTTTTGAACGAAGCATTGCAAGCAAGTCGTGTCCCTTCATGGTTAGGCGGGGGATCGAACAACAAAGCTCTAGGCCGTCCTCACCCTCGTTGACCGTAACAGTCAAGTGTCCCGTGTACCCGGCCTCCTTAAGCAGAAGGAGGTGACCAAGTAAGATTTGCCGCTTGTTGGAGATGAGCTTCCCAAGTTTGCGCTCGTCAACGTCTTCTCCAAGGGGGTGATCAATGAATTGCTCAAGGTTATCGTCTTCGATTCTTTCAAGCAGCGTCACGAGGGTCTTAAGATCTCGCTTCATTTCATTCCCCTAGAGGCAAATACGAAAAAAGCCGCTATTGCGGCCCGATCAGCGCCGCTTTCGCGCTGACACGGGAAGAGTACTCGATCTGAAGGCGCGTGTCAAAAACAAAGCCCCGGCAGGGGAGTGCCGAGGCCTTTGAGGTGATGTGGAGTGATGCTATTTCGTAGTGAACTTGATCGCCAAACTCACGGATACGCCAGTCATGATCGAAAGCGCGAGATCTTTGATTGCAGCCATCTCGGAAGGCGAAAGCCATCGAGCCCAAGAAGGCATGAGCAGATGGTAGATGTACACAATGATCATCGTTCCGCCGAGACCAGCAAAGAGGCGCAAGGCGTAGATCTTGATCTTGTGCCGATTGTTCTCTTCGTCTTTCTGATGTGCAACCTGAATCAGCAGGAGGTCGGTGTCGGGTGTCACCTCGGACTTGGAGTCAATTTGAGGCTTGAGGCTTTCTTTGAATTTTGGGAAGCTCACGCCAAAACCTCGTTCCTGAAATAGCACTTGATGGAGGTGTCATCAATCTCTTCACGAAGATTGGCACCACCATTTGAAGAGCGATACCAAGGCGAGCCGATTTGGTGCGACCAGGTAGAAAGCTGTGATGCCGAGAATTGTCCAAAGTAGGTCAATGTCCCGATAAGCAACTTTTTGAGCTCATCACTAGCCGTCGACTCTAACACAGAGGAGTCAGTTAAGCTCTCAATGGGGTGCTTGCGAAAGTACTCAAGAGTTTTCGGGAATACGGGGCCATACTGCCATGCTTGAGGCGATTCTTTTGTGAGCCTGATGCCGAGTTGAGCCAAGGCGACGCCGTAGCAGCAGTAGAGCAATTTTTGAAGTTTCGTCACGTTGACTTCGATATGTTGTTTCCGACACATGTCAACGATGTACGCCATCACCTGGAGGCTATCCAGCGGGCGAAACGTCGTATTTTCATTCGTCATGTTGGCCTCCCTTTGTCAAGATGGTTTAGATGAAAAGAATTTCTTCTAAACCATCTTACGACACTTGTCAAACATTCCTGCCCCCACTTCTGGGAAGTTATTAAGACAGACATTCTGGTTGCATTACGGTTCCAAAAAATGGGTTGAGTTGAAAAGACCCACAACTGCGCCCGTGAGGCAGGCGCAGTAGTTGGCCTTTTCGGCCGGCAAGGTGGTGCGGCGTACCGCATCAGACCTGCCGGTCGACACTGCATCCTTGGACCTTTGCGCTTTTGTGCGCTCGGCGCGGAGGTACTGGCTCCGCACCTTCTTACGGCCTTCCGTCTGCCGCTCCAGCTATTCACTGTCGCGTGCCCCGCTAACGCGGAGGAAAGGCAATCGATCTTGCCGATTGCTTAATTAAAATATTAAGCAAGCTTAGCGTAAAAGGCAAGTTAAATAAATTATAGCTTAGCGCTTAACAATTGATTTCCATCAATCAACTGTTAAGTTAACTTAATTTATAGGGCAACGAAAAAGCCCCAGCGCGGAGCGTCGGGGCTTGTTTGCTATGAGCTATAGCATTGAAACTGCGAAAGTTCAAATAGCGGGAGCTGAACGTGAGAAGTTAATGCGTTTATCTTGTGCGGCTGCCTCTCGGCCAAGTCGCATTCCCACGTAAATCATGAGTAAGGCGGTCTTGGGTTCTCCAATGGAGTCCATCGCGAAGGCCATCCCGCGAGCGAGAGTAAGCCCTTCCGAGTCTTCCTTATAGCAATCGACTAGAAAATCAATGATTTCATCGTCTGAATGCAGTTCGTTGACAGGATTATACGGTTTGACTTTTATGGTGTTTGTCATTGCTCTTCCTCAATATCCATGTCTGCCATACTCTGAGCTTTAGCGATATCTGCTTGCTGGGTTCGCTTGTTCCCGCCGAGTAGAAGGAGGATGACTTCCGTACCGCGAATTGTAAAGTAGATTCTATAACCAGGCCCGACATCCACACGAAGTTCTGAAATCTTACCTATGCGCTTTACATCTCCCCAAAGACCTGCTGCGATGCGGGTTTCTCTGGCGCGAATTGCGCGTAGTGCTACAGCGTCGCGTAGCCCGGCCTTCCAAGTGGAATACTCCTCTGTCGTAATGATTTTGTAGAAATTGCCCTGCGACAGAGCGCTCAACGTCTTTGGAGTTAGGATGGGTTTAGGCATTGATCTTTATTATTGATCTAATTGTCAGGTGGATTTTGTCGGCTGTCAATCTGAAAAGCTCTATACAGCCCGCCCAATGCGGGCTGTATAACTCTCAAAGACTTCGATTAACCTCCAGTACGCGGCCTAGAATCTTAAGTCGGTCGCACTCATCACCCACATATTCTTCAGGACGGTAAGCGGAGTTCTCAGATGAGACGAGTAATCCGTTTTTAATCTTGGAAAGGTACTTGATGCGGTACTCCCCGTCAATGGTGAGTACATAAATTCCACCGTCAGAGATATGAACGCAACCGGGCCGAGTCTCGGTGAAGCTTTCAAAGAGGATGGTGTCTCCATTTTGAAGCTCCGGTTCCATCGAATTTCCGCAGACTTTCGCTCTTTTGCATTGACTCGGTAGCAGATGCCTCTTCTGGAAGAACGACTCCCGGTACCAGCAATCTTCACTGTCGTGTATCAATTCCCAGGTGGGCTCACTGCCGGAACCCGCTGAAAATTCAAGTCTGTATTCGGGAATTGCGACGAATCCGTCAGGAATTTTATCGCCAACGCCGTATGACAGAACTTGTGCAGTCTTCTCTCCCTCACCGGTTTGAAGCCAACGTTGAGAGACGCCAAAAAACTCTGCGACTTTACGCAGATTGCTGTCAAAGATCTTGCCGGATTTAGTCCATTGATTAACGGCAGACGTGGATACCCCGCAGTAGCGGGCAAGGGCTGCTTGAGTCTTGCCAGTGCTTTTATCGAAGAGCGATGCAAGACGAGCTGAAAGTGTGCTGTCTACTGGTGCCATTTATTGCTTACTCCTGTTAAGCGAGCTTACATCTTTATGCCTCCGGATTAATTTGACGCAACAATTAAGATAGCTTAGTATATTGCTTAAAATGACTTAGCAAAATTGCCATTTTTAAGCATGAACACTTTAAGAGAAATTAAGAGGGCTTCACCTGAGCAGTCGTGTCTGTATATCGACCAGATGGGAGGCACGGGTGCTGTCAGTCGCATTTGCGAAGTTTCGTCCGCAGCGGTTAGCCAGTGGCGCCGATACGGTATTCCCCATGCACGCCTGCAGTTCCTGCGAGAGAGGTTGAAGAATCAGAAACTTCTAGAACAAGCACAGGCGCTCATAGCTGAAGTCAAATAAAGGGACTGGACGTGAGCATGCTTGCCCTCAATTACGTGAAAAAGAATCTCCGTGCCGGCGGTTTCGCTCAGGCTGTTCTTGCCTATTTGGCTGACTGCATGAACGAAGCCGACGGAAAGTGCTTTCCTTCACGCGAAACGATTGCTGAGTACTTCTCATCTGAAGATGACCCATGCACTGTAAAACGCGTAGATCGAGCACTCGCGCGATTGCGTGAATTGGGTTTCATTAAATCAGAGTGCGTGCCGCACAGGAAGCAACCCGCCAAGGGTATTGAGGGTGGATGGCACAACGAATATAGCTTTCCTGGGCTTTCAGGGGGCGCTCCCAAAACAGACGCTACCCATCGCAATGGGGTTGACCCCATAGCGGGGGTAAGCCCCACCGTGGAAAGGGGTAGCCCCCAAATTGGACAAGGGGTAGCCCCCACCGTGGAAAGGGGTAGCCCCCACCGTGGGGTCGAGAAACAGAAAGAAACAGAAGTTAAACAGAAGAGAAACAGTAGTAGCACACACACATGCGAAGAACCTCCGTTTGACGACGAACTTTTCAACGAGGCAGCACGAGTTGTATCCGAAATCGAAACAGCTTCTGAAAGCTCTCCTGAGAAAAAACAGAAGAAGCCACGAAAGGCTCGCACTTCGTTTGCGACTGTCGAGAGGCCTGACGATCTTCCCGAGCAAC